AGCGTAAAAGCCATTTAGTTGTACTCGAACCAAGCCCCGTTGATGATGAGCTTACGGTTTGCGGTAGTCACCGCCAAGGTTGACCAAATAGCAAGCCCTTCTCCTGGCAGCAAGATAACCTCATCATCCTCATCGCCGGGATTCCACTCGTCATTCTGTGCTCTCCAGTGACCCCCACCACCAGTTACCAAGTCCATTGTCATGCCTAGCCACTCATAGAATGGGGCGACGTTGGTGACTGTAAGTCCTGTTGATGCGAGAGAGATTAACCCCTGAGGGGCTGCATCTGTACTCTTACGGCGTGCAGGAGTAATTGCAGCAGCAGATAAAGTGCCAGTGAACGTGATTCGCGAACAACGAATGATTGGGGCGATCAAGTCAACAGCTAATGTGGTACTGAAGTTTTGCTTCAACGTCACCCGATCAACCGCAACCTTGATAGTGCTAGTCAACGGATTTATCATGAAGAAAAACCCTGTCGTCGTACCTGTATGCACAGCCGTAGGGATAGCTTGAGCCCCTGAGGTAAATTTGTACTGCCCGACCGTATCACGCTCAGACGATGGGATGAAGAAGTATTCCTCAACCGTGTTCGCACCGACCACCGATTCCTTGGTGCGAACCTTCTTGCCGGTGTTGCCCGTATCAAGGGGCAGTATGATGACCTGGTCTGTTTTCGCTGCCATGATTAGACCCCGTAAGGTGTGATTGTGAGAGAGGTGAAGTTACAAGTCTGACCAGATGTGACTGGGTTAGCTGTAAGGATCATGTCCGTACCGGTGAGGCCGGCAGTACCCTGTATGACCGCGTTGGTAGTGGTAGCAGCGGTGGGGTAGACACGGAAGTAGCCAGCTGTACCTGAGTTACCTGCGAGCACCGACGCCACTGCAGCAGCCGTCAGCACTTGCGAGGCAACCGAGCCGAATCCACCCGCATTACCTGCGAAGGTCATCAGCAAGGTGCCGGAATCAGCGGTGCCGCAGTTGGCTGGGGCTGACCCAGTGAACACCTTAATAACGCAGTTGGCCCCGATGTCCGTATTAAGCTGGGTCATGCGGTTTGTCCGCGCCGTCAATGAATATTGTATAGCCATTATGCAATCCCCGATACTTTACCATCCGACCCACGAATCAACTTCTTGGGCTTGCTCAAATGAGCTACCACAGCATCTAGCGTGGCTTTCTGCGCTTTTGCGTCGTTTCCGGCACCGCTATCCTTTACAGTCTCACCCTTGCTGGCCGACATGGCGGCAGTAGCTTGGGCTGTCTGCAAGGTAGTGGCTGCGGAGATTTCAGCAATCTCGATGGCTTTGCGGTAATCCAGCTCAGCCTTCCACTTCTCAAACGCGAGCTTTTGGGACTCCATCTCACGCTTGAATTCTTCTTCCTTGTCCAACTTGATGATCTCCAGCTGACGCTTGTACTCTTCAGCTGCCTGGTCCAACTCGCGTTGCATCTGGTCTTGCTGAGCCTGTATAGCAAGGTTGCGTTGAGCCTGTTGGTCAGCCAGCTCAGCCTTCATCTGCTCCAACTGCATAGTGTGCTGGAGCTTGGCCTGTTCAAGTGCAGCGGACTGTTGTAGCTTGGCCTGCTCCAGCTGACCTGTCTGCTGGGCGCTTTGCTGGTCAAACTGCAACCGAGCCTGGGCCAACTGACCATCCTGCTGGTCCTTCATAACTTGTGGATCAGGTGGTGGAGGCTGCTTCGGCTGTTGCGACAGCTTGCCGATCTTGTCCAATTCCTGGTCGATGACCCCCTCAATTTCCGTAGCATTGCGGAAGCCAGCGACAGCCCACTTGAGCATACTGACCAGCATAAAGCCAGCGTCTGGTACGCTTTGCATGACCTGAGCAGCCTTGCCGAGGTAGCCGCTGACCGAGGTGAGCATCTCAATGCGGTCTTGCTTGTCGGTGGTGTAGTCAGCCTGGGCGATGGTATCGGCGGTCACTTGTACACGCCACTCAAATCCTTCCTCACTCTGCAGCATGGCGATGGCCTGTTCCGCCATGGGCGCGTCGGACGTACGCATAATGTTGGAGCGGGCCAACAGAATCTGCGGGTCAAAATGCTTAATCTGTATCTCAGCCTTGATACGCATGATCTCGCTGGCGAATCGGGCCACCTCATCTTGTAGCTTTTTGATGCGGATGGAGGCAAACTGAGCCTTGATCTGTTGGGCGCCAAGAGTCTCTGAAGCCTTTGTGGCCCCGCGGACAATGTCGGCAATGCCGGTCAGTTCATAGATTTGGCCCTTGATGACCTCACGTGCCTCATTTAGGCGCTGGAGGGCAGTCACGACCATGTCGAGGGGCAACCAGTCCAATTGACCCTTGAGGCCACCCTTCTCTGCAAACATTGCCCAGTTGTCCACTGGGATGAGGTCGTTGTCGAATCCTTCCTTGAGCATACGAGCCACCCCCACGGCAGACTTGTCGTACACACCTACAACCTTGCACGCCCGCACGAGCAGGGAGATACGGTTGTTGATGGTGTCCAACTCCGTGTACTGGTCCTGAATCATGTAGTAGTCAGGGCGGGGTACAGTGTTGCTGGTGCTGATGTTGGCGAACATCGGCTTGGGGCACGGCTCAAAGCCGACCAAGCCTAGTGGGTCGTCAATCTCATCCAGAATCTCATCGTAGCCCTTGGATACCCAGATCACCTTCTTGGTAGCCCGCACCCAAATCTCGTACACGACAGCCTTGGGGATGGTCGTATCTTCAGGCGTGGACCCTTGGGTCAGGATACTTTGCGAAGTGGCGTTGAGAGAGACATTCTCACCCTTCTCCTTGCCGAATCGCTCGATCAGTTCATCACGGTCCATGTAGACCCGACGCCCAACCCAACGACGCTCCTCCCACACTCGGCAGGGAGACCAAATGAAGTCCTCCCAGAACACGTAATCCACACAAACCTGCTGGTCCGTAATCTTCTCAAGTGGCTCTGGGGCGTCTACTTCAGTGGCGACCTGCGGGGCTGTCGGCAAATCCTCCACTGCATCGCCAATCTCCGTCTGGGGCATGGATTCCTCATCGACTGCTTCAATGCCGATGTCCTCCGTGGAGGTCTCCAGCCGTAGCCAGGCAGTACCCAGGCCAGGTACCAGTCGATCTTGTACGCAATGGCGCATCGTAGAGTCGAATGTGTCCCGTGGGTCGTCCAAGTCCTGGGTGATCGACCGCTGGAGGATGAGGCCAGCTACCCGAGCCACTTCATCGTCGTAGTCCTTGAACTTGCGGCTGACAGATGGCTTGGGAATCTGGGCGTACAGGGCCGATTCCAAAATCTGCGCGTTGGCGAAGAAGATGTTGAACCATTTGTCACCTGAACTGGTGGCATCACGCTCATCCAGGTACTTCTTTGTGACTTTGCGACCGCGCTGGTGGAACTTCTTTGTCCCTTTTTCAGCCTGGTCAATCTCAGCCTTCCACCGTTCGATGGGGGTCATTTCTTTTGTGGGGGTAGCCATTACGCAATCCTCTGAATATGTGAGCGCCGAGCCTCGTTGTCACTGAACAAGTTCTCCAAGCTAAACTCGTTGGCTAGATCGTCTGTTTTGGCAGCTGCTTTGTCGTTTGCTTGGGAGACCAAGGCAAAGTACCGGAACACGTCAGCGTAGTCGGACGCCCAATCGTGTACCGGCCTGTCGGAGAACATGCCCAGGTCGTCATTCCACTCGCGTCTGTAGCTCTTGAGCGCCTCGATCAATTCGCCAGTATGGGATTCTTCAATCCACACTGACGGGAACACCTTACGGCATGCGCTGATACCGTCTCTGACCTTGTGGGACGGTACAATTCGTGGCCGGACACCCTCGCTGAGGAATTGCTCCACGACGGACTTGCCCGTTTGGAGGTTCTTTGCTCGGGCATCGTGGGGCAACCACACCTCTCCCACTTCTCCTGAGAAGCTGTGAAGCTCTTCAATGTGGTAGAAGATGTCCTGGCCAGTGGTGGCAGTACACTTGATGATGACCCTGCGTCCTTTTTGCTCCTGCCATGCTATGCAGACAGTGGCGTCAGTGAACCCGAGGTCATAGACGAAGTGCGTTGGCAGGTTGGGGTCATACAGAGTGGGCAGATCGACAGTGTGGAACCTGTTCTCTGCGAACATTTCGTCCACTTCCTTGGCGAAAATTGCCCCCTTGAGCGCTGCGTCAAACGAGCACTCATACTCTTGGGCAAACTCCTCTGGGTCGAGCATCTTCCGCAGGTCGTCCAACTCGTGCAGGTTGAGAATACCTGAGGTGGATGCGCGTAAGGTCAGTGAGAACCACTCTTTGGGGTTGTTCTCTGCTAGTTTGTGGGTTTCGTAGAATAAATTTTTACCACGGGGTGTGGAAGCGAATACACTCCAACCATTCCGGTCGCTGAGGGCAGGTCGTATGACCTGACTGAAGACGGAGGGTCTCCACATGGCGTACTCATCATTGACGGTGCCGTCCAGGTACATCCCCCGCAGCGCGTCAGCGTTGTCTGCCCCAAGTACGTGAATTGTGGCGTCGTTCTTCAGCGTCAGCTTCAGTTCGGACTCTTGTGGTGGCTTGGCCAGGTATGGCTCTGCATAATCCTTGAGGTACGTCCACGCGATACGCTTGGCCTGTGTATACGTTGGGCCAATGTAGGCCAACTGAGGCTTGCGTAGTGGGCACTGCAGGGCGCCATAAATGACGTCATTGACAAGGGCCACTGTCTTGCCCGCACGACGATGGGTGTTCATGCTTGCAAACCGCTGATGGCGGTTATGGAAGGGTATGAACCACTCTCGTGGCTGGTATTCAATCGCCATGCTTTAGCTCGGACACTGATGGGGTCACATCCACAGTATCGCCGTCCATATACTTGAGTCTGTTGGGGTCCATCCACGGAGCGTTAATAGTGATGGTGGACTGCACCTGAGCCTGGATGGTAGATGGGATCAACTTGCTGTAGAGGGCAAAGAACGCGCTGGGATTTTTATCTGCCCACAGGGCAAGGCGGGGTACACCCCCAATAAGTTCAAACGCGTGCTGGAATGCATTGGCCGCCTTCTGGCTCTTGAGTACCTTCGGCAGCTTCTCCCCATACAGACCCTTGGAGAGCAGAGTCTCCATGGCTGCTTGCTCCTGGACCTGAGCTGCTGTATAGAATCTCTCATACTCAGCTTCAGTCAGGGACTCATCGAGTGGGGTATTGGCAAGTGGATTGCTCATAGGCGCGATTATAGCCTTGTTTTGGATTGGGGTAAAGGATTATTTTAGTTGTATGTACCCATTTCATAGTTGCTGAGTTGCTAAAACACAAAAGTTGGTGGGGTCTAAAGTCGGGGCCAGTCTATCTTTTCGTCACCCCCACCCGCCGATTCATCAAAAACACAGCAGCAACACATGTGTGTGCGCATGTCAGTGTGGTGCGTGTGGTGCGTGTGAGGGGATTGGTGATGATGCTGCTGGGGCGCAAGGAAGCCCCCAATGCGCTTGGCAGTGGGGGCTTGGGGGTTAGTGTGGGGCGCTCAGGCCCCGCCTGCTCAGGCTGCTACTGCTGCGCCCTTGCGTGTGCGCTTGGCCTTGGGTGCAGGCTGCTCCACTGGAGCCAGGTCATCGTACCCTTCTGGTGACTCTTGGGTTGCGACTGGCTCCACGATGGCCTCCACTGCTGCTTGGGTGTAGAGGAGGGCGTGGTTGCCTGCCTTGAGCTCCGTGAGTTGGTCCTTGTTGATCTCGATGTAGGCTGATTGGCCCTCCAGCATGAAGTACATGTAGCAGCGAACCACGGTGCCGCGACCCTGACCTCCAGTGAGCTTGAATGGGGTGGATTCGCCATTGAGGCTGAACTCTCCGACGCTGGCGCCCTTGGGGGCTGCGTAGGCTCGGACGTCTGCTTGGATCTCGTTGTTTGCGAGGATGAGAGTGGCTTTGGTGATGAGACGGTATGACATGATTGATTTCCTTACATTGTTACAAGTTACAGTGGGCCAGGGAATTCTGTTCCACTGGTATCGATTATAGGCCAACAATTTGGTTGAGTCTAATTGTATTTCGCTATCACGATCGGGATGCTGATAGCCCCAGCACGACTAGCAAAGAAGGCGCGCCCGCGCATGTCATGACACATACTCTGATTCGGCGCTTGCGTCTAATTGTATTTTCCTATCACAACCAGGATGTTGATAGCCCATGCTGTATGCTGTGCTGGGTTGTGTATGGGGTCATACCCCAACCTGTACCAGTGTGCTGACATGCTGTGCTGGGTTGGGTATGCATGCTGTGTGGGGTGTCACATGCACCACATGCTGTGGCAACACATGCCCAACCAGGTGAAAACGGCGTGGATGCTCTCAAGGCGGTTGTGGCTGCTGTCATAGTTGGGCAATGACATTGAATTGAGTTGTGGTGCTGTGGCAGACATGATTGATTGCTTGACATGGCTGCTCTGACACTGATTTTATGGGGAAAATGGCCTGAAAAACGATGTAAATACCCTGAATACCCTAATACCCTGGTTCAGGAACGAGGTCTATATAAATTTACCCCACTCCGTTTCCTATCTTACCTTTATTTATCAGGGTATTCAGGGTATTCAGGGTATTTCCACTGGAAACCGAATACCCTGGTCAATCCGTACCAGGGTATTCCAGGGTATTCCGTCAAACCCCCAACTAATACTTGTTCGACCCTTTCACGTTCTCTGTCACCAGTCTCCACACTCGATCAGCCTCCAGACTGCGCAGGGCTTTGTCTGCCCCCTCAATCTGCCCAGGTGCTAGACATATATTGCCGCCACTCTTCTCACCAGACTCTTTTTGCACCTTGAACGTCTTTGACTCCAACTCATAGAACGAGCCGCCAACCTTACGCTTGTCTTTGGTGTACTGGTCCTTCACCTTTTGACCGCCGTTGCCGATCACTAGCTCTCTGAACTCTGACCAAACAGCATTGTCGTTCTTAGACAACGAGCCTGGTACAAACAGCCAGTTGATGCCAGCCGCCAAGAACTCTTCCATCATTAGCTCTGCGACACTCTCATTCTTTGTACCGCTGACAGCGACAAGCTCTAGCATTTCTTCCGTCACGCGTACAGGTGCTGTTGGACCCCATCCGGTCAAATCCCAAGCTAGCAGGTAGCTCATGAGCTCTCCAATAGCCTCAGAGTCCTCAAGCAACTCCTTGACTACCGTGCTGCGTAGCCACTCACCCCACTCACCTCGGGCGTCTGCCTTGGTGACGTCCGGTGTCCATACAAACATACGCCGATTCTGCTCATCCAACCTCATGGGCCTCACAGCGTTGGTGGTTAGGAACAGCCGCATGAAGTTGTCGAACTCTGCGCTGTCGAAGAACTTGCGCTTAATTGTTATGTACGGGTTGCTGATCAAATCCTTGATCTTACCTTCAGCGCCGTCAAAGAACACGCCTGCCTCGTCGCATTGCATCAACAACCGATTCTCCAACATATCGTTGTAGTCGCTGTTGACTATATCCCCCAGCGCGTAGGAACCGCAGTACAACGTATTGCCTAGCAGCTTGCCGTGGATCATACCCATCAGCGATTTGCCTGACCCGTTCACGCTGCCCTTGCACAACAACGCAATAGTTGTCTTCTCCCAAGGCTTTTGTATAAGGTGAGCCCACCAGGATACCACGTACTCCCAGTGTTCCCCGCACATCTTCTTCATGAACGTCTCGTAGATCAGACGGACGCGCTCACTACAACCAGTCTCTGACGGTACGGCAGACATGCCAGGGTACTGATTATACACCCTACGGTCTTGGTCGAGGCCAGTCTCCAGATCGGGACGGAACACGTACTTGTCGAACTCAGGTCTATTCGCGTGATTGACGAACACGTGGGCAACCTTGACTGGCTTCTTACCCCCAGCAGGGTCAGGACAGAACTTGTTAGCCTCAATTAGCTCAGTGAATTCGCTCTTGGTGTAGCGCGTTGATGTACCAGGAACCATTAGGTGGGGCTTAGACCCCATGTAGACCGCGTATCGGCTCATCATACGGGCCAGTTGAGGCTCCATAGTCATCGCTTCAGCAGTGGACCCCAACTCTCCCCAGTCTCCGCCAGCGTCCAGATAGTCATCCAGTCCCAGCTTGCTGCCTGGGGTATGACGTCCTGTACGCGCTAAGTAGCATACTAGAACCTTAGCGCCTGCATTCTCTAGCATAGCCCCAAACTGATTCAGCGCCTTTTGGATGCCAATCTTGAATGGGTTCTCTGGTGTAGACTCTGGGTCAGCGTCAAAGGCAATGTATACCTCTCTGCCTTCCCAGTTGAACTTGTTCAAAGGTGTACAGAACCCACTCTTGTTCCTGTTACGAAACATCCACACCCCGCCCAAACCTATCGTGGCTGGGCCATCTGCCATACAGGACTTCAGGGATTTGTACTCACCCTCCGTGAAAGCAACAGGCATATCGACATCGCTGGCTATCTTGACCCAATCAAGGTCTGACCTAGACGGTACTTGGGGCAGATACGCAAACGAGCCAGCCTCGCGTGCTGACACGTACTTCATCGACCCTTCCTTGATGTGCCTGCGGTATCGAATGGCCTCCCCGCCACGCTCACGCTGTAGAATGGTACCGTCAACGTCGTGGTACGGTATGCGGTCAGCAGCACTCTTGGGGTAGATTTGTACGTTGGTCTCTTCAACCATAGACTCCCAGGACGTCAACGATAGCTTGTTTGCTATGATAACGTCCTGACTCAGCCCTCTGGCTGCGAAGTGCTTAACACACTTGTCCAGAGGAGAGAATGGGTTGTTGTACTGTAGGATAGTTGTGGGGGCGCTCATTTAGCACCTCCTACGTGGGCCATCAAGGTTGCTATTAGCACTTGATTCTCAAGGGTGTAGGCTATACCCATATCTTCCATCAACTCTTGGGCTTCCTCTAGCAAATACTTGGTATTGTAGTAGGGTATGGACTTAACTGGCTTGCCCTTGTCTAGGGATTCTAGTGTTTGTTTCCACGTAGGTGTACGCATATTCAACCTCAATTAAAAATTGTTTCGATTGAGGGTCGATTTCGTCTATAATACCTACGGGATGTAAGCAGTTGCCAAACTCGACCCACCTTTGACCCCCCAAGCGGCGCTAACTACTTGGGGGGTTTTTCTTTGTCTTAGTTACAATCTACAAGCGTACCAATGCTTCGTTCGATATCGCCCCTAATTCTACCCCCGCGCGAGTACCACAATTAAACTATATATACTGTTCTCCAACTCATACGATACTCAATCGAAACCTTACCCGACCCAATTATTGCCGGTTATAATTAGGCTGTTGGGGAATTAGCCCTGACATCAACCCACCGCCGCAAGGCATAGTATAGGATCAATCCAAATGACCGACCAAACCAACGCCCCCGAGACTGAAGCTACTGCTGAGGCCACTCCTGCTCCTGTTCGCACTCGCGCTCCCGCACTGACTGCTACGGTTGACGGCGTTTCCCACAAGTTGCTGAAGTATGCCTTCCCCACCAAGGCCATCCCCTTCACTCTGAACGTCAACGGTGTCGAGGCTCACGCTGCCGTCACTGCTGGTCGTGGCGCAAGCTACACCTACCTGTTGATCAACAACACTGGCTTCTACCTCCCCAAGGACGTAGTGCTGGAGGCAGGTGCTGGCGTGGAAATCAACTTCCCTGACGGTTACTCGTTTGACGAAACCCAGGCTGTTCGTGTCTCCACCTATAAGCCCAAAGCCAAGCGCGTCGCCACCGAGGGTGAAGTTGCTGACGACATCGCCGCAGAGACTGGCGAGTACACCGAGCAGGAAGTTGCTGAAGAGCAAGTCGCTGACGAAGCCCCCAAGCGCGCCTCGCGTAAAGGTAAGTCGAAGTAAGGTCTAGACAGCCCCGCCGCAGCCCCTGACAGGGCCTACGCGGGGTTTTCTACCCCTACCCTAGCCTACCCTAGCCCGAACCCCCGAAAACGCCTCCTACGCGAGGCACAACGTAGAAAGTATACCATGTCCAACCTCAAGACTCTCTTTGAAATGCGTGAGCAACGCCTTGCCCTACAACGTCAAGTTGATAAGATGGAGCAGGATGAAAAAGACCTCATGTATACGCTCACCAACGAAATGGTGTCGTCCAACTCCCTCACGACCTCAGCCGATGGCTTCGTAGCCAAGCGCAAGACGGTCAACAGCCCCATCGTACAAGACTGGACCCTCACACTTGAGTACGTTCGCGCCACCGGACAGGTTGACCTGCTCCAGAAGCGCCTCACTGAATCAGCGGTGAAAGCCCGTTGGGACTCAGGGGTTGACATCCCTGGCGTCGACAAGATCGTCAAACACACTGTAACTATCACGAAAGAGTAACATGGCCACCAAACCTGACCCCAAAACCATCGACGCCGAGCCAGCAAAGGCTCCAGGCACTGCTATCATGACCTGGAAAGAGAAGATGGCTGCTGTCTCCGCACAAGCTGCTGCTACGGAGGCGCCCAAGGGTGGCTTCCTATCCTTCAAGGGCGGCAATATGTCCTACGAC